AAGGTAATGACGGCGGTGCAGGCTCGCGTGTACTACGCGATGAAGCAGGAGTTCAAACTCCTCGCGGGAATTATTAGAGACAACACGCCGGACGAATACAGTTACGAGCCGGAGATTGGAGACCGTAGGGCAAAGAAAGCCGATTACGATGATGTAGATGTCATTCCGGTCAGTGATCCAAATGCGTCAACGATGTCGCAGAAGGTGGTGCAGTATCAAGCGGTACTCCAGCTCAGCCAGACCGCGCCACAGCTTTACGATTTACCGTATTTGCACCGTCAGATGATTGAAGTGCTGGGAGTTCGCAACGCCGATAAGATTGTGCCGTTGCCGGGAGATGCCGCTCCACGTGACCCCATCACTGAGAATATGGATGTCATGACGGGTAAACCGCTCAAAGCATTTATGTATCAGGATCACGAAGCCCATATCGCTACACATATGGCACTTGGGCAAGATCCGAAGATCGCTCAACTTATCGGACAAAATCCGATGGCCCAGCAGATCACTGCTGCACTTCAGGCGCATATCATGGAACACATGGCGTTCCAGTATCGCCGCGAGATCGAGAAGCAACTTGGCGCAGCGTTGCCACCGCTTCCGCAAGATGACCGAGAAGAATACGACCTGCCGCCTGAGTTCGAGGTGCAGTTGTCGCAACTGGCAGCAGCCGCTGCCGCACGAGTCCTCCAGAAGGATCAGGCCGAGGTTCAGATGCAGCAGGCCGCGCAGCAGGCACAAGACCCGCTCGTGCAGATGCAGATGATGGACCTCCAGATCAAGCAGCTTCAGGCGCAGACTAAAGCGCAACAGATGCAGATCGAAGGTCAGATTCAGCAGGCTGAGATTCAAAGAAAACAGCAGAAAGACATTATGGACGCCGCTGCCAAGGCAGACGAGTTGGAGCTTCGCAAAGCCGAAATTTCCGGTCGTCAACAGCTTGAAGCCGCACGACTTGGCGTCGATATTCAAAAGGACAAGGCTGCACTATCTGCGAAACAACAGATGGAAGGTGTACGTCTTGGACTTGAGATCGGCAAGGCTCGGGACGCCGCAGACATGCAGCGACAAGCTGCACAGCAAAACTCGGAGAAACCGCAACAGGAGGAGTAAATGGCTTACTCAAACGCTCTTGAATACCTTGAGACAAAACTCAAGGAAGAGCGCACGTTAATTGTGGAAAACCTAATTCAAGGCAAATTGAACGAAGGTGAGTACAAAAGGTTATGCGGGGCGTTACAAGGTCTCGACCTCGCCGTAAACCACATCAAAGACCTTGCAAAGAGGATAGATGAAGAATGAGTAGTATTGACATAGAGAAAACACAGGAAGAGGCCACAAAAGCCAAACTCCTGCCGGACCCCAAAGGATATCGAATCTTGTGCGCTGTGCCGCACGTAGATGAGGAGTTTGAAGGGGGCATCATCAAAGCAGATAACACCGTCCGAACTGAAGAGCAGACCACCGTGGTTCTGTTTGTCATCAAGATGGGCGACCTCTGCTACAAGGACAAGGACCGGTTTCCTACCGGCCCGTGGTGTAAGGAAGGCGATTTTGTTCTTACCCGTCCGTACTCGGGCACCCGCGTGGTTATCCACGGTCGGGAGTTCCGCATCATCAACGACGACACGGTAGAAGCGGTGGTCGATGACCCCCGTGGAATCCGTCGCGCATAAGGAGTAAATCATGGCTGTCGAACGTGAAGAGTTTCAATTTCCAGACGAAATTCCGCCAGAAAATACGGAAAAAGTGCAGGCAGAGCCTGAATTTGAGGTAAATGTCGATTCTGAACCTGAAGTTAAGGTAAAGATTAAAAGTGACGTTCCCAAGGCTGATCGGGGACGTAAACCGCTACCTAAAGAGGTAGTGGATGAATTAGAGAGTGATGATCTAGACGAATATTCCGAAAAGGTAAAACAACGCCTCTCCCAGATGAAAAAGGTTTGGCACGACGAGCGTCGAGCCAAGGAAGCCGCACACCGGGAAAAAGAAGAGGCGATTCGGTTCGCTCAAATGCGGGAACAGGAAATTCGTCAATTAAAACAAAGACTTGGCAATGGCGAGCGGGCGTATGTACAAGAAGTCACTAAAGCCGCTAATAATGAACTTACTGTTGCTAAGGAACGTTTAAAGCAGGCTTATGAGGCTGGGGATGCCGATAGGATTACCGAAGCCCAAGAAGCCCTAACAGAAGCTAAGTTTAAAATTAAACAGTACGAGAACTTCCGACCCTCTTTACAAGACGAAGAATCGGGAGTACAAGCAAACCAACAGTATCAAGTACCCCCGGCTCCTCAACCCACAATCGACCCGAAGGCCGAAGCGTGGAAAGAGAAAAATCCGTGGTTTGGTACAGACGAGGAGATGACCGCCCTCGCATTGGGACTGCACGAAAAATTGGTCCGGTCTGGAGTCGATCCGCGTAGCGACGATTATTACGACCGAGTAAACGCGACAATGAGGAAGCGGTTTCCAGAGGCATTTGAAGAAATTGAAAGTGTTGAGGAAAAGCCCACTCAAACGAGGGAGGCTGAAAAGCCCGCTCGCACTAAACCAGCAAACGTGGTTGCCCCAGTCACGCGAAGTACCGCGCCTCGTCAGGTCCGCCTGACGCCGACTCAAGTTGCACTGGCTAAAAAGCTCGGACTTAGCAACGAACAGTATGCAAGAGAGTTAATGAAACTGGAGAACGACAATGGCTGAAAACAGACTTACGCGTGAACTCGAAAATCGGGAATCCGCGCAGCGCGTGAAAACTTGGACCCCACCTCAGACGCTACCGGCACCAAATCCGCAGCCGGGTTGGGTCTTTCGATATATCCGGACCAGTATTATGGGTACCGCTGACCCATCGAATACCTCCGCAAAATTCCGTGAAGGTTGGGAGCCTGTAAAGGCTGAAGATCATCCGGAGTTGATGCATATGGCCGACCCGACTTCCAAATTTAAAGGGAATATCGAGATCGGCGGACTGTTGTTGTGTAAGGCACCGGAAGAGCTGATGAAGCAGCGTGATGAGTATTACGCCCAGCAAGCAAAGGCTCAAATCCAGTCCGTTGACAACAACTTCATGAGGCTGAACGACGAGCGGATGCCGCTGTTCAATGAACGCAAGTCCACAACCTCGTTTGGCAAGGGTAAATAACTTTTTCTTTTTGGAGTGATCAATGGCATATCCTACTGTTGACAAGCCGTATGGCTTGAAGCCGGTCAATTTGATCGGCGGGCAGGTGTTTGCCGGTTCAACTCGCCAGCGTCGTATTGCTTCTGGTGCTTCTAGCATTGGTTACGGCGACCCGGTGAAGTTTGACACGGATGGCACCGTTGTTGTTTGTACGGAAACCTCAACTCCTCCCGCCAGCGGTTTTGCTGGTGTGTTCTTGGGTTGTAACTATGTTTCCTCTGTGACGGGTCAGCCGACCTACTCGCAGGCTTGGATTTCGGGCACGGCGGTGAAGTCGGGCACGTACATTTATGCGTACGTGGCTGATGATCCGGACACCCTGTTCAAGGCTGTTGGTGTGACGGCTTCGCTGGTGGTTTCGACCACGAGCGGCTTCGTTTACAGCGATATTGGCACTAACGTTGCGTTGGTTGCTAACACGCTCAACACGACTACGAACGATTCTCAGCAGGGCTTGGAGGTTGGCTCGGTTGCCACCACGCGCTCATTGCCGATTCGTATCGTTGACGTTGTTGAAGACACGGCGTTTGTATCGAGTGGCACCACTTATTACCCCGAGGTAATCGTGAAGTTTAACGCTCCGTATCTCACGAGCGTTTCTCTGATCGTGGGTGGTCACGCTTACTACAACCCGCTCGGCACTTGATAGGGGAGTTCTAAGAAATGGCTATTTCACGTGCACAATTACTCAAAGAGCTCCTTCCGGGTTTGAACGCCCTGTTTGGCCTTGAGTACAAGACCTACGGTGAGGAGCACAAGGAGATCTACGATACCGAGACCTCCGAGCGTTCCTTTGAAGAGGAGACCAAGCTTTCTGGTTTCAGCGCGGCCCCGGTAAAGCCGGAAGGCAACGCGATTGCGTATGACAACGCACAGGAAGCGTGGACTGCTCGTTACAACCACGAGACGATTGCTCTCGGCTTCTCCATCACGGAAGAGGCGGTTGAAGACAACCTGTACGATTCGCTGTCCAAGCGATACACCAAGGCGCTCGCCCGAGCGATGGCGTACACGAAGCAAGTCAAGGCGGCGTCTGTCCTGAACAACGGCTTCTCCTCGTCCTACGTGGGCGGTGACGGAAAGGCTCTGTTCGCGGCGGATCACCCCCTCGTTTCGGGTGGTACCAACAGCAACCGTCTGACGGCTTCGGACCTCAACGAGACTTCGCTTGAGGCTGCGGTTATTCAGATCGCTGGTTGGACCGACGAGCGTGGTCTCTTGATCGCGGCGAAGCCCAACAAGCTTATCGTCCCCCCGGCGCTGATGTTCACTGCCAAGCGACTCCTCGACACGGAACTCCGTGTTGCGACCGCTGACAACGACATCAACGCTCTCAAGGCGATGGGTTCGATTCCGGGCGGTTACACCGTGAACCACTTCCTGACGGACACGAACGCTTGGTTCTTGACGACCGACGTTCCGAACGGCATGAAGCACTTCGTTCGTACCCCGCTGCAAAACAGCATGGACGGCGATTTCGACACCGGCAACGTCCGGTACAAGAGCCGCGAGCGTTATAGCTTCGGCTGGTCGGATCCGCTGGGCATGTTCGGTTCGCCGGGCGCGTCCTAATAGGACTGGGTTAGGGGGGCTTCGGCCCCCCTTTCCTTTTTAAATTTTTCAGCGTATATAAGGTCTATCGGGAAAAATTTGCCTATCAGACAGACCCGACTGACGACATGCAGACTGATAGGCGCAACTCGCATGTGAGGTATTTAAAATGGCTAGAACTACATTTAGTGGCCCGGTTAAGTCAGACAACGGCTTTGAGGGCGCTATTACTGGCGATTCCGCCGTCATCACCAACCTGCTTTGCACCACGCTTACGATTGGCAGCACTAAGCTGACCACGGGTTCGGTGTCGGGCACGGTGGCTACTCAGGCCGGACGTATTCCGGTGATTATTGGTAGCACGACGCTCTACATCGGTTTGTACGCCAGTCTGACTCCGTAAGATTTCGTAGGGGGGCGTAAGCCCCCTTAATCCATTACAGGAGACTCAGATGGGTATGCAAACAGATGTCTTAGCTAGTAAGGTTGCCACCGTTGCTGGCGACCTACTGGACCAGAATAGCCTTGTTATTGGCCGTTCCCGCGTGAAGGCGATTTATATCGTTCCGGATAGCGGTGCTGGCACCGTTACGTTTTATGACGGTGGGGCAAGTGGCCCGGTAAAAATTGCAGTGAACACCAAAGCAAGTTCCACTGCGCCGGACTACATCCTGATGCCGGGTGAGGGTTTGCTCTTCCAAACGAGCATTTATATCGTGCCCTCCGCTGTCGTATCTACGATGGTGATATATGGCTAAAACTCCCGCTTGGCAGCGGAAGGAAGGGAAAAACCCGTCTGGCGGCTTGAATGCCAAAGGTCGGGCTTCCTATAACCGTGCCAATCCCGGCAAGCCGGGGCTCAAGCGTCCCCAGCCTGAAGGCGGTCCTCGTAAGAAATCATTCTGTGCGCGTATGACCGGAATGAAGAAAAAGCTGACGAGTGCTAAGACAGCCAATGACCCGAACAGTCGTATCAACAAGTCTCTTCGAGCGTGGAATTGCTGACATGAGCGAGAATCACGAAGTCGTAAAAAACACGCTAGATATCCTGTCCGTAATCGCCACCATAGGATCGTTTCTTCAATTGTTTACTCCAGTCTTCGGTCTTATTGGTGCGATATGGACACTGATGCGTATTGCGGAAATGGTTTCTGGCAAACCGTTCTCGGAACTGATTAAGCGTGATAAAGATGCCCAGTAAATCCGGTAAACAACATCGCTTGATGGCTTTGGTTGCGAATGACCCGAAAGCAGCCAAACGTCTTGGAATCTCCCAGAAAGTTGGGAAGGAATTCATGAAGGCTGATAAGGGTCGTAAATTCAGGAGCAAATCGAAATGAAAGAGTCCAAAGCAATGATGCGTAAGGAAGTGTCCTTCATGAAAAAGAAGGGTGCTCCGAAGTCGATGATTAAGCATGAGATGCGCGAAATGGCTGATAAAGCCGGTCGTGCTATGAAGAACCGCACGGCTGACAAAATGGGCCGTGCAATGGTCAAGAAGATGGCCGGTGGCGGTATGTCATATTCGGGCGGCGGTTCCGCTTCTAGCCGTGCTGATGGCATTGCCAGCAAGGGCAAGACCAAGGGCAAGATGGTCAAGATGCGTTACGGCGGTGCCTGCTAATGAAAAACCCACGTTACTCAACTGGCCCTAGTAGCCCTCGCGTCCGTGAACGCGAAGCTCGAAAAAAGATGGAGCACGCTGAAAAGTACGCTCCGGGGATGAGCCTTGACATGCCGAGTGCCCCAATCAAGATGAAGAACGGCGGTATGCCTGACTTGACTGGCGACGGGAAAATTACCCGTGCTGATGTGCTCAAGGGTCGCGGCGTTTTCCGTAAGGGCGGTGCCGTTAAGTCCTCTGCTTCCAAACGTGCTGATGGCTGCGCTGTTCGTGGCAAAACTCGCGGGAAGATGGTCTGATGATGCCCTCCCGAGGCATGGGCGCTATCGCTAAAAACAAAGTCCCCCGTGCTAAACGGCGCGGGGACTCTAAGCCTGTGATCGGGACGGGCAAGCCCATTCGCACTTTTAAGAAGGGCGGCGAGAGCAAGGTCAACGAGGCCGGTAACTACACCAAGCCCGGTATGCGTAAGAAGATGTTTGAGTCAATCAAGGCTTCGGCAACGCAAGGTACGGCAGCAGGGCAGTGGAGCGCGAGGAAGGCACAGCTTCTTGCTAAGCGGTATAAGGCCGCAGGCGGCGGGTATAAGTCATGAAAGCACCTCAACAGTCGTTGAAGGCTTGGACGCAGCAAAAGTGGAGAACCAAAAGTGGTAAACGATCTAGTGACACGGGTGAAAGGTATCTTCCAGAAGCTGCGATCAAAGCTCTCTCCCCCGCCGAGTATGCCCGAACCTCCGCAGCCAAAAGAAAAGGCAAAGCGCAAGGTAAGCAGTTTGTCCCGCAGCCCAAGGGTGTTAAAGAGAAAGTAAGGCCGTATCGAAGGAAAGGAATGTGACCGAGCCACACGACATCGAGATGTTCAAAGCGCAGGTTCAGGCTGAGTTAAATCGGCTTGAGGCGCAGTCGTCTGCGAAGGAAGTTGCAGGCAAGGCCATTGGTAAAGACGGCCTAAAGTACATCACGGCCATCGTCGTGATCGGTGTCGTGTCGAGTCTCTTCTTGGAAGGCGAGAAGATTGCTGCGGTGATGGGGCTTCTTGGTGCTTCGTTAACCGCGCTAATCTCAATGCTGAACGGTATTGCAGGCACGGTAGAGAAGGAAGAGAAGCCTGAGTTTGAGGTCATCAAGGAACTCATCTCCAAGCTCGATAAGCTGGACCGTAAGGAGCAGCCGATGCGGGTGGATGTGGAAGGCGATCATGTCACCGTCACCAAGGGTGACGACGTAGTGACGGCGAGGAAGTAAATGGTAGATAAAACTACAGCTACGACAGACTTCAACCTCGACCTCAACACGATCATCGAAGAGGCTTTCGAGCGTTGCGGTGCTGAACTGCGTACGGGCTATGACTTCCGTACATCCAAGCGTAGTTTGTCCCTGCTGCTGATGGACTGGGCGAATCGGGGTATCAATCTCTGGACGTTGGAACAGGGCACTCAAACGCTGACTTATAACGTCGGAACGTATGACCTTGCTGTTGATACGGTTGATCTCTTGGACCACGTGATTCGGACTGGAACCGGCACGAACCAGCAAGACATCAACATCTCGCGCATTTCATCCAGTACCTACGTATCTATCCCGAACAAGAACGCGACGGGGCGTCCGATCCAGATTTGGATTAATCGACGTACGGGCGCGACGGGTGCCGATGATGTGGTGGTCTATCCGCAGTTCACGGTTTGGCCGAAGCCGGATAACAGCACGACTTGGACGCTGTACTACACCCGGTTGCGCCGAATGTTCGATGTGGGTACGGGTGTGAACGGACAAGATATTCCGTTCCGGTTTCTGCCCTGTATGGTGGCGGGGCTGGCTTATATGCTCTCGATGAAGATCCCCGGTGCAGAGGCTCGTACGCAGATCCTGAAAGCCCAGTATGACGAGGCTTGGGACTTGGCGGCGGGTGAGGATCGGGAGAAGGCAGCAGTTCGGTTCGTGCCCCGTGAAAGTTTCTTGGGTGGCTACTAATGCCGAACAGGTTTGCAAGTGGCAAAAATGCGATTGCGATGTGCGACCGCTGTGGGTTTCAGTACAAACTGAAGCAGTTAAAGTCACTTGTCATCAAGACCAAGAACGTAAATATCTTGGTATGTCCGGAGTGTTGGGAGCCGGATCAACCGCAGTTGTCGCTTGGTTTGTATCCGGTGGACGACCCGCAGGCTTTACGGAACCCAAGACCAGACACGAGTTATTTTGCGGTAGGTAATGACGGTGCAAATGGTAGCCGTCAGATACAATGGGGTTGGGCACCCGTGGGTGGATCGAGTTCGTTTGATGCGGCGTTGACCCCAAACACATTGGTTCCGACAGGTGAAGTTGGAACAGTAACGGTCGTAACGACCTAGGAGATTGAGATGAAGAACGGTATGCGTAAGATCGCTAAGGAAGAAGTCAGTAGGCATGAGAAATCCATGCACAATATGCGTGCTGGTGGCAAGACCAACAGCGACATGAAGAAGTACGGTCGCGGCATGGCAAAGGTCATGAATCAGCGTAAGCCAATGCGCGGCTCTTCTGGCCCGAGGTAAGTGTCATGAAAGAATTAAATCCCGGCAAGATTAGACCGAACACCGACTCGACGGGGCGTAATGGCTACCCGGAGAAGGACGTAAACAAAGGCGTCACCCACATGGATATGAAGGGTGCTGGTGCTGCTACGAAGGGTAAAAAGTTCGTATCGCAGATCAACCTTGAGAACAATGCCAAGTACAGGTCAGGCTGGTCGCCGTGAATTACAGTCAACTCTCAACGTTGATTCAGGATTACTGCGAAAGTACGGAAACGTCTTTTGTAGCGAATATCCCTACGTTTGTGCAGTTGGCTGAAGAGCGGATTTATAACACTGTCCAAATCCCGGCAATCCGCAAGAACGTCACGGGCGCGATGACGAGCGGTAATCAATACATGTCGCTGCCGTCGGACTGGCTCTCAACGTTTTCGATGGCGGTGATTGACCCGACTACTGGCGAGTATGAGTACCTGCTAA